TCTATAATCAACTTTTTAGCCTCAATAGGTATCTCTGAATATATTCCTATCTTATTCTGATTAACTAACTCGGCAAGCATAAAATAACACTGAGATTTAAGATTTCTATAATTACTTGTATCATTTGGCCCTATTCTTTCCAATGCACTCGAACCGTTAACAAGTCCCTTACTTCCTACGATCTCATCAACTATACATCCGCCCATTCCATCCTCATCAACTATAACCTTTGATCTTGCTACCTGTTCCTGTTTTGCAATCATTTCTAAGAATTCTCTGGTTTCTTTCAAACTCGATTTCTGTTTCTGTCTCTGATTCAAATTCAATTTCTTCGAACTCATGCCCATCAAAAAAAACCAAGCAACAAGCGCAGTTTATATAAATTTGGTGATATCTGTCTAAATTGAAAATAGCTTTGTTTTTTTCATACCACATCTAATACCCCAAGTGTTTTTGTCTCATTTCTAATATTGATTCGGCGCTTAGTTTTCCAGTGGCTGGAAATGCTTTGATCCCAACAGCTGCCATTCTAAATGCATCAGCGCCATGACTCCATTGATCGTGAAGTGGCTCGTCATAGTAAACTTTTAAAGTTTCATTCCATTTCTTTCTATAGAAATCTAAGCAATCAATTCCTCTTTTGCAATTAGTTCTATCGAATGAACAATGAGGGATAAGAGATCTCACAGCTTGGATTCCTTCGGCTATTGCTTTTCTTGGAACTACTTGCATTTGATATCCCATCTCTCTAGCTGATGTTAGCCTATCCACTCCCGTTGTAAACTCCCGGTTTTGCATATCATGAGGCACATAGTGAGTACCCCAAATAATCCCTTTCTTTGACTTCCACTCATCTAAATATCTTAGATAATGATCTAGGGATTCTCCGTTGTTTTCGTAGTAGTGGAGAAAATTGAGGTTACCATTTTTAAGAGCCTGAAAAATCCAAATACAAGTTGAATCCCCAATCCCAATATCCCAAGCAGTATGACATACAAGATCCATGCGAATATTAATATTGGTAATTCGATCGTCATCACGAGCTTGTTGAATATATTTCCCATAGTATGAACCAGCTGCCCCTCTTGTAAATGAACAAAAATATTCTTGTTGAATGAAGTCTTCTGGAATGCCTTCTTTACGTTTACTCTCAATAAAACCATCTGGAAAAACAGAAGTGTCGTCTATCGTTAAAAGGTTGGCGTAATATTCTTCTGGATTATTCTTTGCGTGATTGAATAAGTGATAGAAGTGATTTTGCCCATTAGGAGTGCTAACAAAGAGAACCGTTCCATTATTCTGAGTAACGCGCGGCTCAATCGTATACCAACTCTCTGGGTCCATGAATGCATACTCAGATAAGATAACGAAATTGGGATTCATACCACGCGCTCTATTCGCATTCTTCCCATCTAGTCCCATTACGCAATAGATAGAGCCGTTGACAAGCTCGATCATCATTTCACTTGAGTTTTTACTCTTGATAAACTCAGGAGGAATATGATCAAGATAAGCAAAAACGTCACCTTTGTCATCTCCGTGGTTACTTTTCCAGATTGCTTTTTTGCCTTGAGAATAATTAGGAAAACAATGAAGATAAACACCGCGTTTCTTCATTGCTTGCATAATTAGATAATTGAGCGCCAGGAGATCTTTACCAGCTCCCCTATGCAGACACCATACATGCTTCTTGATCCCTGAATCTAAGGCTTTAAGCATGGGTATTTGGTAACTCCTGGGCTCGAACTTGTGTGGCAATCGAATGACTCTCTCATCAAGCATTACGATAATCCATAATCTCAACTTTAATCGGAGCCATCGATGCTATTTCTTCTTTTTTCATTTCGCGTTCGTGATCAGCTAATTCTTTGTCATATAAAGCTGCGTAACGATTAAATGGAGAAGGGTTTCCCTTACCCATCATGAGCAGTTTTTCTCGTCTTGAACCTATAAGTACCTTAGCCTGAGTATAAGCATTACGAAAGCTTTCTGACATTTTGCAATATTCAAACATTTTATCTGGCGATGCATAACGTCTAATAGCGCTAAATTCTCGCAAAACCAAAGCCTCTGCATCATTAGCCCATTCGATTAAAGCCTTCGCTTCTTCTTCTAAGTCAAAAGCTCGTGGTCTTCCAATTCCTTCGCCAAATTTATTACCTTTTGGAGCTGCGCACATATGTATCACTCTATATTATTTGAATTTCGAGCCCTATATACCTTGTCAAGTAATTTATTTAATAGCAAATAATCTTGTTTTGTGATACCATATTCATTATTAAAATGATAAATCTCAAAAATGGGTGAAAAATGAATGCCATTCAGCTAGATTTTTTTAAGACAGAAGAAGAATGCGAACTCGATTCATTGAGAAAATCTATCGAGGAAATTAGGATTTCTAGCGATAAAGTACGACGCGGAACTTATGCTCGATTGAATGTAGTATCCAAAGAATGCGCTGAACTGAAAGCTGACTTAGAAATCATTAAGATGCACCTATGCAAAGGTGATACATGAATAATATTGAGTGGAGAAATTACCAGCTCGATTGCATCGAAACGATAAAAAAACATTTTCAAACATCAAATAAGCAACTAATTCAGTTACCCACTGGGTCGGGAAAAACTTATATATTTCTTAAATATATAAAGGAAAACTGCAAAAAAACACTGATAATTTGTCCCACTAAGGAATTAGTTGAGCAGGTGGAAGATAGCGCCAAAAGATTTGGTCTTGAAAATGATTTATTCGCAAAGAACGGCTCCTCATTCAAAAATAAAGATCATATCGTTTTAACGGCTGCATCTTTGAATTTTGAAAATACTCAAAACTTTTTAAAGAAACAAGTGTTTGACACTATAATCATAGATGAAGCTCATAAATCTCAGTGTACTACTTATATCAAGTTCCTGGAAGAGTATTCAAAAATCAATCCAAATTTCAATTTGATCGGCATGACTGCTACGCCTGAAAGAATGGATAAAAAGCCTCTTCTAGATATTTTTGGTGAATTGACATTTGATTTATCAATCTATGATCTAATTCAAGAAGGTCATCTATGTGATATAATTTCATATCGAGTAACAACTGAACGTAAATTAAGGGTGAAAAATGATCAATCCGATTTTTCTTTGAAAGAATTAAATAAATTAGATTGTGAGAGTCGTAATCGTTTAATTTTTAAAACATATAAAGAAAATTGTGTGGGTAAAAAAACAATCGTCTTTTGCGTTTCAATTGAGCATTCACTGAATTTATCTAACTTTTTTAAGTCCCAATCGGTTCGAGCCGAATCGGTAAATGGAAATATGCCTTTCAATCAAAGAAAACAAATTTTAGAAAGATTTAGAAATGGGAATCTAGACGTGATCTTTAACTGTCAGCTTTTGACAGAGGGTTTCGATGCTCCTTGTATCGAGTCAATCATCATAGCAAGACCCACAAGAAGTAAATCTCTTTATACTCAAATGGTGGGTAGAGGTCTCAGAAATTTTCCTGGAAAAGATTTTTGCTATTTATATGAATTAACGGATAATGCACACAAAATATGTGATTTCAATGTATGTGCAGGAAAAGAGAATGATTTTACATATGACTACAAACCAGGAACAAAATTAACAGATCTTTTTAAAGAGATTAATGAAATTAGTTTAAAAGAATACGAATTAAAAAAAACAAAAATAAATATTCTTCAGGATTTTGAAGGATATCTGGATAGCATGAAGGCTATACCTTCTCAATTAGAAAAATTAAACTTTGTAAAAAAGGATTTTATTGAATCTCTGACGTTCAAGGAAGCCTCATTTTTACTTTGGAAACAAAGGTTGAAAAATAAATATGGGTAAAATAGACGAAAGATGCGGAAAATATCGAGCGATGATAAGAAAAAAAGGTGTTTCGCAAAGCGCCACATTTTCAAATAGAGAAACCGCCGAATTGTGGATAAAATATAAAGAAGATATTATTGATGAAATGGAAGCTTTCGAAGTTGTTGCCGAAGATTTTATTACTCTAAAAGAAGCGGTAGAAATTAAGATTGAGGATCTCAGGAAGATAAATAGTCATAAGAAAACTATTGAGGACATCGCAAATTTGCATAGATTTTGTCATAAAATTTATGAGGTTCCTATCAACAGAATCAAAGTAGAAGATATTAAGGCCATTTGCGAATATATGCTAAATGAAACTGTAAGAATTGGAGGATCCAGCAATATAGATACTGGTATTAAGACACAGCAATCACCTGTGACGGTACTAAAAAAATTGAGAGCTTTAAGTTGTGTTTTTGGTTTCATGATGGAAAAAGGCGCTAAAATTGCCAATCCAGTTTCCCCCATCATAAATGAGCTAAGAGCGAGTATAAATTTGGAAAAGGAAGTAGCATGAAGGAAGAAGATAAAATCAGTTTAAAAGAAATGTTTAGATCCAGGGTTATGAAAAATATGTACCTGGATTTCTTGATAGACTTCTTGAAAGCCGATATTTCTTCCTCTGAAGATCGTAATATATCTGTGAAAGATTTAAATGATTATATCGAAGAATGGATGGTCGAATATTTTTATCCCGAAGAAGATTAGAGATTAAAAAGGAAAAGCAATGGACGAAGAAAGGAGATGTGAAAAAGGATCAGGTAACGTATTTGCTGACCTAGGTTTTAATAATTCTAAAGAAGAGCTATTGAAATCGGATACAAAAGCCATGCTAGATACCGATTCATTTAGAAATTTGCCTAAATGGGCGGTAATGCTTCGTTGTCTTCGCAATATAGAAAATTATAGCCAAGAAAAGTTCGCACATGCTTTGGGGATTGATCAAACTAACATTTCGAGAATGGAACTAGGAAGACGTGAAATCTCATTCAATTTTGCTAAAAAAATAGAAAAAATCTTTAATGTAGATCATCGTCTATTTCTCCCTGACTGCGAATAATCACTTCAACCGCATAGGTCTTTCCGACAATTTGGCTATATTCCCAAGACAAGCGTTTATCTCCATCCGCTCTTCCCGGCGCAAGACCTGTAATTATATGATCGGCTATGGCGTCCCGAATATACTTCAATGAAACAGGAAGATTGTCATCATCCATTTCTTTTCGTCCATGACGGATAAGCTTAATCTTACATGGGAGCTTAATCTTTTCTTTGTTATTTAAGAAATAAATCAAAACCCAATTCTTTTGACCATCACGCCTTTTCTTCTTAACCCATCTATTTTGGTTACAATTAGCTTCGCTAACCGTACGAACCGGTATTTTCCAGTGAATCATTTGGCAAGCTCATGATAACAGGGTTCTTTTCAAGATAAACATCTAAAGACTTTAAAATAGAGTTTTGAAATTCGCCATTGGTTTTGAAATCTTCAAAGCCATTATAAGCGTAAAATTTCTTTTCTCCGTTTTTTTCGTAAGACCTTGATGGAAAAGTAATCCAACGTTGATTACCCTTCTTGAAATACATCATTTCACGAATATAAAATCCTCCCCATTTAGGGACTTTTATATCAATGAATCCTTGCAAAGTGTTTTTATCAACTTTTTTAAAGTTTAAAATCTCAATCATATGGATCCCTTATTTCTAATAAATTTTCATCTAAAAGATGCAGTTTTTTTATTACATCAAAATGCAAAACATTTGCAACTCTTTTCGAGTCTTCTTCGTGACAATTTCTATTTAGCAAAGCGGATCTGCAAACATCAACTAAATCGATGATGTCTGAAAGGTCGTCTCGGATTTCAGCTAAGTTCATGTTTCCTCGGCTTTCTCTTGATTAAAGATTTTCGATATCTCATCATTTAATTCTTCATTTTCGCGTATAGAGATGTGTATTTTATTTAGTTTTTCTATGCAATCCCACAAAACGTCATTAAAATAATAACCATCATCACTAAAACTACCAAGAGCAGCTTTTCTGCTTACTTGTAGCAAGCTAATTACAAAACGAATTTCATTTAAAATTTCATGATTTTCCATAAACGTCCATATTTGGCTTGTGTTGAGTTATCTTTCATTAAGCGAACGAATGTATAGGTCCACCACTTTTAAGGGCTTCTATCATCGTTTCTGGTCGAATTTGAGTGTTTTGTTGTTTAGGTCGAATGTCTTCAAATCGAAGAGTCGTCAAACGATGAGAAAATTCATTTTTAAAATTAGAGTTGTAAGGAACTGTGATCGGTTGTCCTTGTCCGCTATTAGGAATGAAGCTAGCTTCTTTATAATTAACGACTAAGTGATAGTAGGGAGATCTATGAGTTAATTCAAATGTTTTTGCAAACCCTTCATAATCAATTGAATTGTCCATAATAGAAGATAATTTGTTAACCTGAGCCTTCGTGGCTGCTATTTTTAAATTCTTAAGCTCTTTTTCTTCTAAAGCTACAAAAACCCAACTCCGAATGCGGCCAATATCCGTATATTTTTTGTGATCATCAAGTGGTTTGCTGTCTTTCCATTCGGATAAATGCTCATAAGATTTTAATACTAAGTCTAATCCGTGGATTTCGACAAGTTTTTGATGATCCTCTTCAGAAACGAAAACGTTATGAGCTCGATTAAATTCTGGAATTTGAGAAATTTCGGGTATATTTATATTATTTCTTTCTTCTTTCTTTCTTTCTTTCTTTCTTTTAGGATCAGTTTCTTAAGTCGACTGTAAGATTTAAGAACGACATTCTTTTACTGGTTAGAGAAGGGCTAATCTCTATGCATGAAACATTTAACATGATTCATCTTGAGATGGTTGGATGGAGTTACAACGAAATGGATGAAGAGCTATGCCTGTAATATCTTATTGCGAGTGCTGCCAAACAAAGCTTAGTCAGTTAGGTGAGCTTCCAAAGACTTTATTCGAACAGATATGCGAACACTACATTTATAATGCAGAACATTTAGAATTTAGCACATCACCACTTAGCCAATATTCTTACATCGTGGATGTGTTACAGTATTTAGAATTAAATCATTACATCGTGACCCATGAATTGGGAAGCGAACTATTAAGAGTTAAACCACTTGGCATTACTTGGGATGAAGACGAAGACGACAATTCCACGTTATGTCATATATGCTTTGATGTGCGTCATGAGCTTTAAGTTCTTTACTTATAAGAAAAGTC